TCAAAACATTCAACACAAATAGGTGTTTTTGTCTGTGTTATTGCCATATTTAATATAGATTCAAATTTGAGTTTAGCTTTGCATGTAGTACAAGATAAATTCAAAGTTTCTGTTATTCTCATTCTACTACCACCTAATCATTTGTTAATTTTTCTAACATTTCCACATGTAGTTTTGTATGTTTGGAAAATGTATAACCACTACCTTCTAAATTATTTTCTAATTCTTTAAATTTATTTAATCTTTCTTTTAAACGTTCTTTAGTATAACCAACACTTTCGAATATATCCAAAAATGCTACTTTAAGATGTGGGTTTGTCATTTAATCCTCTTTTGTTTCCTTTATATTTTTCCAGAACCGATATCAATTCTTATTGCACCAATTGTAGCACCATCTTCTATTAAATCTGGTGGTGGATTAGCTCTAAGAACAATATTTTTTAATTCATCTACCCACTCTTTATTCTTTATTTCCCTGTATTTCTTAAAAGCTTTTTTACTAGATAAAGGTTTTTCAAATGTAGCATTATTAATTGCCAATATTTTTAAATCTTTACTCATTCCACTACCTTCCAATCATCAGCTAATATATCACTTACAGTAAACTGATAAATAATATATGGGTTTACATATTCATTTGAAACCAAATCATACATGTATAAAGTATATATAAAACTATAATCCCTATAACTTATTAGCGCTAGGTTGTTCCATCCTTTACGCCTTATTTTTTTACCGTTTTCAAGTTGGTTTATTACTTCTATTATATTCATTTATCTGGCCCCTTATAATAATTGTTTATTATGTATGTTATATGTTCACTCATACTTCCATAACTTTTAACGTAAAAATCACTGTAAATTTTACCGAAATCAATTTGAGATAAGTTTTTTAACCTATCATTTTCCCATTTATTAAACCTACGGGCTTCTTTAGTTGAAAATTTGATTTCTGCTTCTTTAGGAATGTTCATATTTCTTTCGCTCCTTATAATAATTCTCTACCAATAACCTGAGATAATTTATTTTTACTTTTGTGTCGGTACTTCCCCAATTGTCCAGAAGATAATCTAATACTTCGTTTTCCAGTTCTTTTACTTTTGTGTTACTCATTTTGTTACCCCCTATTTAAATTAAGTATTTTTGACATTCAGACATTACAGGTGCAACAAGGCCATAAACATTTAAGTATTTCTTTTCTGCCTTGGCATAGTTAAAGTCATAACTTTTTTTTGCTTTTTTATATTCGTTATATTCAGTTTGTCCTCGCATTTTTAGTCCTGCCTGCTGTCCGTGTGTATCAGTATTTGCAATATCTCTTAAATTTCGTTGCTTTTTTACGAAGTCTAATAAAAGGTTTTGTAAAAGCATTGTATCGTGTTCTTTAGTGGTAGTTTTAGTTATTATTTTTTTCATAATTTAATCCTCCATTTTGTTACCTCTTATTAATTTGTTTTCTATACAGCTTGTTTTACTTTAAAAAACTCAGCAAATAAATAGTTATTAGTACTAGAACAATAACACTCCACAGGGAATTCAAAATTATATTTTTTTTCTAAATGATTTTTGTATTTTTCCCATTTTGTAAAAGCTAAAAGACGATATGATCGTAGTGCCTGATAACGTTGATATATATCTGGAGCTTTATAGTTTAGTAAATCTTTTTGAGTGTTATTACGTTGGAACTCTAAAAATTCATCTAAAGTTTTGCAATTTAATTTTTCTAAATCTAGTAATTTTTGATATTCTACTTCCATAATCTTAACCCTCCATTTGTTGTAATTACATATTATAATACTTTTAAAGTAATGCCTAGTTACTTTTTAAGTAATTATAAAGTATTTTTTAGTTGTGATAAATTTACTACAAGAAAAGATAGAACATTAAGGTAAAACTAGTATAAATAATTGGAATGAGTTATTAGATGCTTTAGGGGGTATAAGTATATAGTTTTTTAAGTGTCCACAAAACGAGTGTTTTTTCTACACTTTAGGCATAAAAAAAAGACGGGGAGTGAATCCGTCTTTTTCTAGTTTAAATGTTGTAGATAGCAAATGTTATATACTTTATCTACTTTTAACTGTCAATCTTCTTTTGCTTTGCTTCCTCTAGCCATTTATAGATTTGGTCTATTTTGTCGCCCTCTAGCAATTCAAGTACTGATGTCCCCTGCTCTTTTATCTCTTCTTTCTCTGGGGCGTTCTTAAACGCCTTGATTTCTTCCATAGCTTCCTCATGTGTTAGCTCTGTAAAGCCAGATAAAGCAGCGGTTACGGCTTCTAGTCTGTCTTGTCCCTCTTCCATTTTTACTAGGACAGTAGGCTCAAAGGCTTTTTTAGGGATAAGGTCTTTTACATACAGCTGATAAGCCCATGACTCACCTGCTTTCATACAAGCACGTATCTCTTCGTATACATCCTTTGCATCATTGGCAGCTAACTTCGCTATCTCTGCAAACTTTCTACGATACTCGCTAATCGCTCCTTTAGGCTTTCCTTTTGGATTCGCTACCTGTCCTTTTTTAAAAGATGTGCTATTTGCTTTTGCCATTTTATCCCATTTTTTTGATGGCTATTTCATCAATTCACGAATAGCGACGATTACAAGTATTGCAACTAATAGCCCAATTGTTATTGCATTAACTACAAACCAAACACCCATTATTTAACTCCATTTCTAAGTAGTACCGCAAGGACTTGATCTCTATCGTCTCCAGTATCGCCAATACCCGCTGCTACTGTTATTAAGTCCACTTGATTATCAGGCATAAAGTCATTAGCAAGCAACCTATCTAAGCTACCGCTATCACCTGCTTGTACAATAAGAGTTAACAATTCATTAATTTTTGTTTGTATATTTGATGGAAATGCCATTTTTTATACCTCTGCTTCTATAGGTTGAACTTCCTGCTCTATAATGGGTTTAACTATTTTTTCCCTTTTTGGTAAAGCTCTAGCTTTTATTGGTTCATCAGTTAACAGGTCAATTATTGCCTGACAACCATAATAAGTAGCCCAGTATAAAGCATCGTGTCCGTCATAATCTTGAATAGTTTTATCAGCTCCAGCGTCTAGGAGAACTTTTGCTATATCAGGATTACTATAGCTTGCTGCCCATATAAGAGCCGTGTATCCGTATTCATCTTGTACGTTTAAATCCACGCCTTGGGCTATTAATTCTTGTACTTTAGTGATATTTCCTAATTTTACGTAATCTATTAAAGTCATATTGTTTACTTTTTTATTAACATTTTACAATTTTTGTTACATATATGCAATAGTCAAAATGGTAGCTCATCACCTAAAAACTCTTCGCTACTTTGTTTGTTAGCCACTCCATAATTAATTGCATGCTTACCGCTTTGCTCGTTCATATAATCATTATAAATAGGATTAGCTGGCGTGATGAATGTTTTTATTTCATTGCGAGGCGGCATATCTCCTTTATCGTTGATGGTAATTTCAGCAAGACATGTTAGGCCGTGTATATCAGCAAAGCTTTTTATTGTTCTTTGTTTTTCTGCTTCTGGTGATTTGTCCGCTGGGTGCAAGCTATGAGCAGAATCAAGAATAGCTTTGATCATGCTTCTACCTATTTCGGCATATTTAGGGGAGTTATCGCTATGAAGCCCTATATTACTCCAGACTTTTCTATGTTCAAATTCGCCGCTTAGGACTACAAACTCGCAGGCTAAATATATACTAGTTCCTGCCTTACTAAGCGTTGCATAGCCATCAGTGAATTCATCGGTTACATGATTGCCTTTTTTTATCAGTAAGCGAACTTTTGCTATAGTTTTATGTGGTATTAGTTCGTAAGACATTTGCTCCTCTGCGTCGTTAAAATTTGTCCATTTACTCATCTTTGTCCTCCGTTTTTAAATAAGAAATTGATAAATTCTATTTCAAATAATTTATGTATTTCCTCGCTTACTTTGTAATCATATGTGTATATATTTAAAATTTTCCCTAATTTGTCTTTTGTTAATTTTTGAAATAAGAAATCAATAAAATCTACTCGTAATGTATCAAATATTATATTTCTGACATAACCAAAACATGATTTATAAGTGAGTTTTATATTTAAAACATTTTGTATTTGTTCTTCTTTTAATCCGAAATATAAAATTTCGAGAATTTTATATCCGTTATTTTTGTTAAAACTGAGTTCTAATATTAGTGGTTCATAGTCTGCTTGATTAAAAATCTTTTTTTTCGTTACACTCTTCAACTCTTCCAAATAAAGTTCGTCATGTTTACTTCTAAAATCAGTCATTTTTGTCCTCCATTAGTTCTTTTAATTTTTTGATGTTCTCTTCTATCTTATTCATTAGATAGATTCTAAAAAATCTATAATGCTCTTCATCACCAAATATTCGGATATACTCATTGCCGTCTTTATCAGGGATACGTGAACAAAGTAATTTATAGTCCCCCATATCTTGCCTAATTTCTGCTTTTAAATTATAAATTGATATATATTTTCTAGCTTCTAGTTCACTCATTTTACTCCTCCATTATGATTTCCCAGTTATCTTCGAATGTATCTAGCAGAATACCAATAATATCTGGCATTTTAGTATTATCATCTACGATGTGGCATTCTAAGCCGTTTTCTAAAAGTTTTAATTCATAGCTACCATTAGTTATAGTTTTCCCAGTTTTTAAACCTTTTTTATAAGCTTCTTTAAATTCCATTATTTCCCTCCTATAATGATTTTCTGTGATTTTCTAGCCATCCTCTATCCTTTAAGATTTTTTCAGGAGTTAGAATAATTGTTTTTTGGGATTGTGTTTGTTTGTTGTAATGCAGTTCTAGCGTTATTCCTGTTTTTACTACTGCATCCTCAAGTATGGCAAGATTTCCTGCTTCGGTTAGCTGATCCACAAAGAAAGGTGCGGCTTCTAGAATAATCCTTTGGGGTGTTTCAATTACGTTAATCAAACGATTTGTCAGGATTCCAAGCGTTTTGGTATCAGAAATAGCGGCTTTAAAGGCCAGCATGTTTGATTTGCTTGTAGGTAACCCCGTGTTCTCATTACTCGGCATAGGTTCTTTGCTAGCAGGAGCTAAAACTTGCATTGCTATCGTAACATCTTCGCCGTAAACGGAGCTAATAGCTTTGCGTATTTTGGCTTTTTCAATATCGTTTAAGCGCATTTCTTTGGTTTGAATACAGACTTTTTGAGGTGTTATTTCAACAAACTTGTAATCGTCTTGTATTTCGTTTGATCGCTGCTCTCCAAAAGCTCCGTAAAGAGCTTTGGAGAGTAGCATACCTCTTGTTTTTTCTTCTGTTAATTCTGGTATTTCTTCATGCTTCATTTCTAGTATTTCCTCGCTTTTTTGTGGTTCTTTTAGCACTTTGGCCATTAAGTCAGACATAGCAAACAAGCCAGTATGCTCATTGCTTCTGGTTTTTCGCTCCAGCTCAATTGCTTTTTCTTCTTGGTTAGTTAAAGCAACTTGCTCCTGCTCCGTAAGGTTGCAAGGAGCAAAAGTTGCGTGCTGATTTTCTTGTTCAGTTGAATTTTTTATTTTTAATTTTTCATTATCCGAAAAAGAAGAATTACACCCTTTAGGGTGTTCTTCTTTTTCTTTATTATCTATATATGATGAGCATTTATGCTCAGACCTCACAGCATTTATGCTCTCACTTGAAAGCTTATTTGCACTAGCTATTGGAGGGGTATTAGACTCGTTTTTTTCATCTTTAAAATTTAAAATATTATATGCTTGCGTTGTGTAAGAAACTTCATAGACATTAAATAGGATTTCTCCCTCTACCTGTATTGAATGATGAAAAATAAAATTAAAAATGTGGCTTAGCTGTTTCCTTATTCTTGTATTCTGATGTATTTTTTTCTTTGTGATTTTTTTAAACCATTGGCTAGTCAAATATACTGGCCTATCAAAATTCTTGTGTAGTTCATATATTACTTTTCCACACACCCTTGCGCTATTTTCTGCTAAAGTTTTTGTCGGGTCGTCAGCTCTAGGAATATCAAGCCAATCATCATCAGTTTTAGTATAAGATTTAACGATATTACGTTTTTTATAAGAACTAATATAAACAACGTTAGCTTTGTTTTTACTTCTTGCTCTTGCTTTATTGACAACCGCCTTACTCACTATCCGCCTCTAAAATTAAATTTAATAATGTATCTAAATCGTCCCAGAAAACTCCGTGGATTAATGCTTGATCTCCCACCTTGGTCATTCGCTTTAATCTCTCGGCTATCGTTCTAATTTCTTCTATTTGCATAAAACTCCTCTGATGGTTTAATATTCCAAATATCTACTATCCAAGGTCTGCCCTCTGTATTCCTTTTGACGTGGCCTTTAAAAACTACAGAGTCGCCAATTTCTATGTTCTGTAATGCACGGGAGTTTGCGTCGTTTTCTTCTAAGTCGCAGAAAGCGTATTGAAATCTGATGTTGTCTGTTTGGTTATAGACATCTTTAAAAATTGCTTCTTTTACTTCCTTAGAATTAAATATTTTGGTTTCAATTAGGTGTAACTTGCCAAAAAACGTCATGTCCTTTTCCGTCTCTGGATGGAGTACCTTGATAAATGAATGAGGGCCGCCTCGTTTGACAGGATAATGGCTATTTTCAGATAAACCCCTAAGTTCTCTTATAATGAGTCCTCTATTTTCTAAATGCCTTAGATATCTTTTGATAGTAGGTTTTGGTATGTTGTATTTTTCTGACCACTCTTCGCATTGGAAAAGAAAGAACCCGTCTTCTTCTTTTTCTTCAGAGGACAGAGCAAGATAAAATAACCTTTCCCCGTCAACTGTTAAGAGAGAATAGAGTTTTGAAAAAATATTTTTATGAAACCACATAATCTTTTTTTGCAATTACTGTATTGACAACTGCAAAAAAGAATGATAATGTCCAGAGTATCAACGATGATTACTCGGAGCATTTAACACGATTATCTGTTCCCTAGTTTTATGTTTCTACTAAGGTTCTCATACTCGCAAGGTTCTTTTCCTTAGTAGAGGCGCCTCGTTGGTTAAAAAAAGGGTCTCCTTAAGGATTGTTACGATTAAAAAAGTCTTAGCGGTGTTTGTGGTGGTTTTCTTTTTTTAGTTTTTATTCAAATATAAAGCCCGTCAGCTCTCAAAAGAATAAAAAGTTTATAAAATAAACTCCTTGAATTTTCAGGGAGTTATTTTTTTTGTAGTCATTCCGACATATTCTATATTATGGAAAGTAACTACCCCACAAACACCAGCTAAAACCCCTACTAATCGCAAGAACCTAGCAAGTAAATAACAGATAATCACGTAAACCAATTCTAATTTACAGAGTATCAAACTTTGTTAAACAATAGCGTAGCATAATGGCAATTGCTACGCAATAACTTATTTCTTAAAATATTTTTGGTAATAACAAAGCTATCACACCGCCCAATACACTGGTAGCTACTATAGTTAGATTAAGAACAGCAATAGTCTTTAACCAATTAATACTTACATTAATTGACTCTATCTTAGATTCAAGACTAGAAATTCTAGATTCTAATCTAATTTCTAAGTTAATAAGATCTTCTTTAGTAGCTAGATGATTGCTTTGGTCATTAATGGCTTCAACTATACTCTCGGCTTGCTCCTCAGAAAAGCCGTGCTTCATAAAAGTTTTTACTGTAGCATGAGTATTAAGTATTGCCATAAAACCTTATTTGGTTGTAATAGTAAGTAACTTCTTATTACCAGAGTTACCTCATATAATAAAATTATACACTAAATTCTATTGTGTCAATAATTATTTTTCTTTTTTCTTGAAATTTTTGCAAAAAAGATTATATGTTAATGTAATTTAAAATTTATATAAAAAACAATGGATAATCAACAAGAACTAATAGTCAAAGCTATTCAAGCTTATGATTATTACAGCGAGAGCCAAAGAAAGACATTAACAATGTTGTATCAGTTATCTATAGATAATATAGCAACAATTAAAGTTGCTACTTTAGCTGATATTACTGGATATTCTAGGTATATGATTTATAAAAATTTGAAACAGTTTGCTCAAGATGGAATATTAAAATTCTCAGAAGGTGGACAAAAGATTGTGAATACATTTAAATTTAATGAGAATAAATTACAATCAATTGTTGATGTGTATCAGAAACGTCTTGAAGTTATATCAAAATAAAAAATCTATAGAGAATGATTAATAGAAAATTATTAATTTTAATACTACTTCAGACTATTTCGGTTACTTGTTTAGCAAATTTTAGTAACTTTAAGATGTATATTAATAGTTATACAAACAGTAAAAAGCATAATTTTGAATATTATTCAATTGTAGAGACAAATCACCCCAAAAATAATAAAGGAATAAGTAAAAATGTATTACATAAATTTCCACATTATTTTTCTGTTGGGCAAACTGTAGAGAAAGCTTTAAAAGCTTATGGATATAAGTTGTTTTCTTTTGATCCTAAAAAAAAAGAAAGTTACATTAACAAATTAGCCCCTATCTATATAAATTTTAGCTATATGGAAGAGCGTAATGTACCTACAGTTTTATTTCAATTAAGTGTAAGTGAATATAATGTACCAAATCAAAAAAATAGTTCTTTAAAATTTACAGAAGCTTTACAAGAACTCTCTAAGAAAAATGCTAATATTCAGACAAGCAAAATATGGGAAATACTTTTAATTGTAGAAGATGAACTTGTTATAAGTAATGAACTACTCTTAAATTCAATGATAAAATGTGCAGCTACTTATTTTAATGAAAATTTTAAAGGAATAGTTAATTGTGAAAGATAAAATGCCAAGGCTATTTCTTAGTGTTCTTTTTTTATTCTACCTACCCCCCTACTCTTTTGCTAACGTTTCAGTATGTTTTACTCCTCCTAGCAAGTGTGGTAACTTCATTGTAGAACAAATCAAACAAGCCAAGCAGAGCATATACATTCAAGCTTACGGCTTTACTTCTAAAAAGATTATTGATGCTTTAATAGAAGCTAAAAATAGAGGTGTAGAAATAGAAATTATTTTAGATCGTAGTAATTTTTATAAAAAGAAACAGAACGTTATAAAACTTCTAGAAAGTAATCAAATAAAAATCTATCAAGATAAAGTAGCTGGCATTGCTCACAATAAGGTTATGATTATTGATAATACAACAGTGATTACTGGTAGTTTTAATTTTACTGATAATGCTGATAAAAGAAATGCAGAAAACGTTATTGTGTTACATGACAACAATGTAGCACAGCAGTATTACGATAACTGGAAAAAGAGAAAACAATAAATAACATTTCTAATACTATATCCTATTAAGAAATGAAGCCCAGTGTTTCTGCGGTATTCCAGACGTAAAATGGAAATATGCCCCGCAATTTTTTAGTTTTTTCAAGAAAATTTTCCCCACTTTTTTTATTTTAAGCACCCGTGTTGAAAAGTTATTTACCCGTGTTGGTTATGGATAAATTCGCTCTACACCCATTGGCACAAAAGCCACGTTGATGGGTGTTTTACAAAAAAGATACATAAATACTGTAATTAGTTGTAATAATACCTATATCAAATTTATTTGATAAAAATATTATTTTTAACTAAAAATTAGTTGACAAACTAGTTTTTCTCTTCTATACTCCCCTATAAGTAATCCATGAAGGCATAAAAAAAGAGCTTAAGCCGTAAGACCTAAACTCTTCTTTCATGGATTACTGCTAGGAGCATATCTTCGCCGATACAGCTCCTAGCCAACATAACACCTTTCATTCTAAAAACGGAGGTTAAAAAAATGAATTTACAGATTACAAACAATAACGGCAAAGCGCAAGAGACTTTTTTAAAACAACTAGAGGGATTAGCTCTTGCCCGTGATATTTTAACCGCTAAAAATTTGAATAAAGATGCGGAGTGTGATACAATAACATATAAATCTACTTGCGAGTTATCAATGCCTAAAGATGTTATTACGCCTAAAATGGCTTTTCAGCTGCTTAATAATCTGGAAGCTCTAAAAGAAGCTGGCAAAGTTTATTTTCAAAGAAATAGCCAAAAAGCTTTACCTGATCATATTTCAGAAACTCCTAAATTCCATGAAGCAAAAGAGGAAAAGCTAGAGTTATCTGATTCCGCTAAAGAAACAATAGACAGAATTGGGGCAAGAGCAAGGAAAGCATTTATTAAAGAACAAATGGCAAGGGCGGATAAGTATAATATCCCTTATGACTGTTACAATGTTAATTTCCTAGAGCTAAGCTACAAGATAGATCAGTACGAGATGCTACTTGAAGAAGCAAAAGACTTGGGAATTTACTGGGAAATATCTGATTACGACCCAGTAGCCTTGGAACAGGAAATAGAAGCCTGCAAAGAAAGCGAGAAAAGAAGCAGAGATTTAATGTACAGTGATTATTTGCATTCTCGGAGAGTAGCTGTATGAACAAGCAGGAATGGCTTAGAGAGCGTAAAAACTATATAGAGTCTTTGTATCATGATTCGTTTATGTCTCAAGAAGAAATAGGCAAAGTCTTAGGTTTATCACAGTGGACAATTAGCTATTTTATGAAAAAAAATGATATTAAAGCTAGAATTGCTGCCAAAAGAGATCAAAGCGGCACAAAAAATCATATGTGGAAGGGCAATGATATATCTTATAAAGGTGCGCATGATAGGGTATATAGGGTTAGAGGTAAACCTAATCAATGTATTAAATGTGGAGCTACTGAACAAAAGCTAGAGTGGGCTAGTATAAGTAAGAAACATCATGACCCATACGACTACCAAGCAATGTGTCTGCCATGCCATAGACAACATGACATGAACTTAAGAAAAGCTAAAATACAAAAGAAATGTCCAGTATGCAGTAAAGAATGGATCGTAGGTCTAAAATTCAAAAACCAAATACATTGTTCTTATAAATGTTATGGGGTTGCTCAATCTAGTCAAGTAAATCATCAAGAGATAATAAATTTATATCAATCAGGGCATTCGCAAGGTCGTATAGCTAAAAAATATAATATTAGTCAGACAACAATAGGACGTATTTTAAGAAAATATAATATTTCACGATTAGAAACGCAGGAACAAAGGAGTTTTTTTCATGAATAAAAATAAAGAACAATGGCTTAAGGAAAGAAAAACTTATTTGGGAGGAAGTGATCTGGGTGCTATAGCTGGGCTTAATCCGTACCGCACTGCTCTTGATGTATATCTTGATAAAACCAGCGATGATATTAGCGAAGAGACTAACGCTGCAATGCACTGGGGAACTCTTTTAGAGGACGTTATTGCCAAAGAATATGCGCAAGTTACTGGTTATGATGTAGAAATAGAGCCAAACACAATCTATCACCCTGAATATAAGTTTTTAGGAGCTAATATTGATCGGTGGGTTGATCGATGGGTAAACAATGGAACACATATTTTAGAATGTAAAACAGCTGGCTTTACCAAGGCTAAAGAATGGGGCGACTTAGGGACTGACCAAATCCCTGAGTCCTATCTAGTGCAAGTAGCTTATTATGCCGCAATCTGTAATGTACCAAAGGTTGATGTAGCTGTGCTAATCGGCGGTCAGGATTTTAGAATTTATACTTATAATAGAGACAAAAATCTAGAAGAAAAACTTATTAAAATTGCACGTAATTTTTGGCACAATCATATAGAAAAAAGAGTGCCGCCTAAATGTGTAAATACTAGGGATACGTTTAACTTATTCCCTCAAAGTAATAATAAACAAATAACCGCTAAAAATGATATATTGGCAAAACTAGAAGAATTAAAAATTGCTAAAATGTCAGAAGAACAAATACAAGAAACTATTGAAAAGCTAAAGGTTGAAATTCAAGAATTCATGCAGGATTACGATGTGCTAATAGATGAGAACGGCAATGTAATAGCTACTTGGAAAAATACTGCTCCAAGGTCGTTGTTTGATCTTAAAAGGTTTAAGGAAGAAGCCAAGGAAATGTACCTGAAATACGCAAGTTATAGTAAGCAATCAAGAGTATTTTTAATTAAGGGAGGTTCTAAGCACCCATCCCCGCCGATAAACCAAAATGCCCTGTATACTTTATTAAGTGAGGTGAAAAAGGAAATATATGAAAATATCAATAAAGAGGTAGAAAATGAGTAATATAGCAGTAAAAACAACTTTATTAACACCTAGTAATTTAAAAGAAGCTATGGAATATGCTACGATTATAGCAAATAGCGCTATGGTGCCAAAAACTTATCAGGGTAAAGCGGGCGATATTCTGGTTGCTGTACAGATGGGAGCTGAGCTCGGGTTAAAACCTATACAAGCCCTGCAGAATATAGCTGTTATTAACGGCAAACCTTCCGTATATGGTGATGCATTACTTGCTCTTGTACAAGCGCATCCGTCATTCGAAGATATCAAGGAGTGGTATGATGAGAAAACAAATACGGCTTTTTGTACTGTTAAGCGTAAGAATCAAACTGAACATACTGTAAGCTTTAGCATAGAAGATGCTAAAAAAGCTGGTTTATGGGGTAAAAGCGGTCCATGGACTCAGTATCCAAAAAGAATGATGCAGATGAGAGCTAGAGGTTTTGCTCTTAGAGATAAGTTTGCAGATGCTTTAGGAGGTTTAATAACAGTTGAAGAAGCACAAGATTATCAGGTAGTAGATACGCCAGAAAAGAACGTAACACCTGTTACAAAAACTGATATGCTAAGCAACAAACTTGATCACATTGTACTAGAGGAGGAAGTAGTAAACCAAGAGCCGAGCGAAACACTTTTAGAATTGCTAGAACTTGTTAAACTGCATAACGTATCAAGTGAAGTAATAAATAAATGGTGTAACAAAGCAGGCGTTGAAAGTATTGCCGATTTAGGAGAAGAAAAACAACTAGCCTGTATTGAATGGATTAACAAACAATATAATTATGCTCAAGATATGGAGGCGGCATAATAATTTAATAATAACGGAGGATAAAATGATTAAGGCTAAAATTTCTATTACTATAATAACGTGCATGCTAACTCTTTGTAGTTGTACATGTTGTACTCAAGACGTATCAGAAGAGGAAAGAAACAAACTCACAAAACAAGAAATTAGGATAAGTTCTAGATAACTAATATTTAAGTTCCCTTAAAGCTATAAGTATGCTATACTTGCAAGATCTTTATAAGATACAGAACCTTGCGAGTATTGATATTTTATCAACCTAGGGATAGCAATATCCCTAGTGTCTTTTATTCAATTTTATAATTCTTAAAAAAGTCTCGCATTTTGTTAACTATAAAAAGCGTGATTCATGAAAGAATTATTAAAAACCATTATTTTTACCAGATATTTTATTATTGCTGCTGCTATAATTATTGGCTTGCTGTCAGCTTATTTTTGGTATCAAGACAATCCTGTTGAAGAGATTAGCGAAGAAATTATTGAAAAACAAACAGGCGTAAAAGTTGATCTGACACCACAAACTCTAGAGGAAGAGTCCGAGGATAAGTTAAGCTATTTCCCTAAATATATAAGATGGCATTAATGAAAACGTCTGAGAAGGGACTTGATCTAATCAAGCAATTTGAGGGATTTAAGGACTATGTCTATATGTGCCCTGCTGGAAGACCAACAATAGGATATGGTCATGTTATAGATCAGAGATTAGTAGCACTTACTAAAGCCGCTCCTCGTATGACCAGAGAAAAAGCAGAGCAATTACTTAAAAGCGACGTTAAAGAAGCGGAGAACGCTATAAATTCATCTGTAAAGGTAAACATAAGTCAAGGTCAATTTGATGCTCTAGTGAGCCTTATATACAACTGGGGGGCATATAATTTTAAAACAAGCAACGGGCTTAGAAAATTAAATGCTGGAGATTATAGTGGAGCTGCTGATGAGTTCTTTGGAAAGGTTAAAGGCGTTGTTACAATAGACGGCGAATTTTCTAATGGGTTATACAGAAGAAGAAAAGCGGAGTTAGAGCTGTGGCAATCTTAAGACATAAATTCAAAGCTAAACCCTGCGTTGCAGACGGAATCAAATTTGCCTCCAAAAAAGAGCATAAAAGATACCAGCAGCTTAAAATATTACAAAATAGTGGTGAAATACTATTTTTCTTAAGACAAGTACCCTTTCATCTAAAAGCTGGCGTTAAATATGTCTGTGATTTTGTTGTTTTTTGGGCAAATGGAGAGGTAACAATTGAAGATGTAAAAGGCGTAA